ACAACAAACAATAATAGAAGATTTAAAAACTAGAATAGAAACCTTAGAAGGAGAATAATAATGGCAATTTCATATTCATGGGATGTAAGTACCGTTGACACTTACCCAACAAAAGACAGCAATGCTGATGTCGTTCACAACGTACATTGGAGACTAACAGCAACTGATGGTACTAACAAAGATTCAGATGGTAACAACTGGACTTCAGAAGTCTATGGAAGTCAAGGTTTAGATACAGATAGTATCTCTAGCTTTGTAGCCTTTGGAAGCTTAGACGCTGCTAAAGTACAAGGTTGGGTAGAAGCTGCTATGGGTGCTGATACTGTTACTGAAATGAAGGCTTTATTAAAAGCTGAAATCACAGAAAAAATTACACCAACAAGCGTGCGAAAAAAGATTTCTTAACCCATTAAATAAGGAGTGCAAAACCAATGGAAAACAACAATGAAGAAAATAAAGAAATATCTAAAGAAGATCTGGGAAAAAATGAAATCCCCATTCAAAGGCAAAACTTTGACGTAGAACTGCCAGACGGCAGAACGGTTAGTGCCGAGTCTATGAATGAAGATCAGTACAGAACTGCGGCCAGTTTGCAATTCTTACAACAACAAATGCAGGAACTATCCAAGCACGTTGCAGAGTTTAATTTAAAACAAGATCATTTCCGTTTAAAACAGAAAGAACTTGAAGACATGATCCCACCAGATGGAAAGCCAAGCTGAAACAATAACAACACTAGAAGCACATCAGCGTGAGAACGCTATTCGCTTCCAGTACATAGAAGACAGGTTAGACGAAGGATCTGCTAAGTTTAAAAGATTAGAAACCATAATATGGGGGATCTACCCTGTATTAATTACCGCCCTTATAGCTACTAGGTATATGTAATGTATGAGTACGCTTGTGAGGTTGAAAGAGTCATTGATGGGGATAGTTTGGTGGGCGTGTTATGCCTTGGTTTCGATGTTAGTTTTAAGTCTAGTATTCGCTTATATGGTGTTGATACTCCTGAGTCACGCACTCGTAACAGGGATGAGAAGGTTAGAGGACTACTTGCTAAAGATTTCTTAAAAGACTCAATAGAAAACGGCAAGAAGATTGTCATAAAGACAGAGTTAAAAGATTCCAGGGGCAAGTTTGGTAGAGTCCTGGGAACAGTTTGGGTGGACGGATTAAACATCAATCAAGCGTTAATAGATAACCACTTGGCGGTTGCTTACTTTGGCCAATCAAAGAAAGATGTAGCTGACGAACACATGGCTAACCGTCAGAAACTAATAGATCTAAATATTTTTAATCCAGAGGTGCAAACATGAGACTAGCAGATACATATTACGAAACAATGAAATACATTTCACAGAAGATAAGAGGTGTAGAAGACAAAGAAGTTAGGGCCAGAACAGATGAAGGTAAATTTGTTGCTGATGATCTTACAACTCCAGAAGTTAACGAAGCTTACAAAACTGTAGAAGTAAAAAAGAAACCTCGTAAGAAATAATGGAGCAAGCCGTTACCTTTATTAATGAGGTAGGCTTTCCAATAGCTGCCGCAGGTGGTTTAGGTTTTTTCATCTGGAAGCTAATCAATAGAATCATTGATGGCATGGAAACCAAGTTAGATGTCCTGGACGATAAGGTGGCTGAACAGATCTCACTAATGGAAGAAAGGTTAGGCACTAAGTTAGATTCTCAACATGGGATCCTGGTAGCTTTAATAGACCGCGTAAGATCTTTAGACAACGAAATCATAAGGCAGGACACATTAATCAAAACAATACTAGGTGTTCCGCAGTTAATAGATAGCAACAAGATAGCTAAAGCAGATAGAGATGACCAAAGAAAAGATTAAAAAGGGTTACATCTCAGAAATATTATTTATTTCATCCATCCTTATTACCGTATTAGTTATGGTTTCTGTGGCCAATGCAGACGAAATGGTGCATGAGTTTAAATCGCCTTCTTTCAATGGCCAGAATACTTCTAGTCATTATCTAACCATTGAGAATCAGGAAACCAATCGCAAACAGGCTATTAAAGATGAGATACAGGCCTTAAAAGACGAATTAGAGAGAGAGGAAACCAATACAGTAGAAGCTAGGTTTATGCGTAACTTAACGTCCAGGATCTACGCAAACATAGCCAGGCAAGTAGAAGCGGCCTTATTTGGAGAAGACACGAACAAAAGCGGATCCATGGAATTGGATGGCAATTTAATAGAATATGAAATTAACGATGAAGAAGTGAAAGTAACCATAACAGACGAGGATGGCAATGTTACGCAAGTTATTGTGCCTATTGGTGGTTTTACTTTCTAGCTGTAGTCTTATGATAGATCCATTAGACAACAACTTACCGAAAGGAAGGCCAGAGGTTGCTGTGGTTCATGCTTTGTTTACGGATCTAGCAGATGTATTGGAGCCAGAAAGGAAGCCTGTTATTGCTGTGTACGCTGATGGTTTTATGGATCAGACAGGTGCCAGAAGATCTAACTCCAAATACGCCACATTCTCTAGTGCTATTACCCAGGCCCCACACGCCTACCTAATCAGGGCCTTAAAACATTCTGGTTTCTTTGATGTGGTGGAAAGAGTGTCATTAGATGCAGTAACAAAGGAAAGGCAGTTGATTAGATCCACCAGAGATACCTTTGATGAAGAACAGAAGCTAATGCCTTTAAAGTTTGGTGACATGATAATGACAGGCGGAGTTCTAAGTTACCAGGCTAATATAGCTTCTGGGGGATCTGGGGCGCGTACACTTGGAATTGGCTTATCCAAGTCCTACAGAGAAGACATTATTACAGTAAGCCTAAGAACGGTATCAGTTAGCACAGGGAGAGTATTAACAGAAGTCTTAGTGACTAAAACCATCTTATCCGCATCATTGGATAACGATGTATTCAGGTTCGTATCAGACAACACAGAATTAGTTGAATTAGAAGGCGGCGCAGTTAAGAACGAGCCTACAAGTATTGCTTTGCAAATGGCCATTGAAAAGGCTGTATTGGAAACAATTAGAGAGGGTGTAAAACATAACTATTGGAGACTAAAAGAATGAAAAAATTACTTTTATTAATAATGTTATCTACGCCTTTATTTGGTGCGGATAACGAAATATTTATAGACCAGAGTTCTGGTTCTTCTAATTCAAACATGGATATAGAGCAGCTAGGATCTGGAAATATAATTGGTGGTGCAGATGCCGCAGCAGGCAGCATGACAGGACTTGATCTTGACGGTACGGCAATGACCTTAGATATAAACCAGATTGGAGATAGCAATAAGTTCCTTGGTGATATTGTTTCAGATTCTTATATTGGTTTTTTTGAATTTGATGGAAATTCCAACACGTTCACCATGAACACAGATAAGACTGCGACATATGGTGCAGACTCAAGTAATGTGAATGTGGATGTAACTGGAAATAGTAACAACCTGACGCTCAATCACGCCACAGCAGCTTTAGCCAGTACATTAGATCTGGATTGGATAATCAATGGATCTAGTAACACGATTATTTCAGCTATAGATGTTGATAACGCTACAAACTACATGGACATTGACGGCTCAGATAATGCTGTTAACTACAATGGAGATGGCTACGCAGGTGGTTATTTCTACTTAGATCATCAAGGATCTAACCGTACTTTTAACGTAACCCAGGCATCTACATTAGACAATGATTGGCTCAAGATACTTAGTATTGGTTCTACTACTTCTACCATTTGCGTTATTCAAAACGACCAAGGTACAAGCACAAGTTGCTGATATTGGATCTATAAGCGAACTTAGGGGCAATGCCCAGGTAGTTCGCGATAAACCCTATGGGGCAGAGTTGGCGTTTCCTATCCAACAGATGGATAACGTCAAAACAGAAACAGGCAGAGTTGGTATAACCTTTGAAGATGAAACCATAGTGAGGGTTATGCCCCACAGTAAGTTAGTTATTAACAGTTATATCTATGACCCAGATCCTAAGAAGTCAGAAATGGCCTTACGCTTTGCTAGTGGCACAGCTAGGTTTGTTACAGGTAAGTTTAATAATAAGAAGGCAATTAGCATTAAAACCCCTTCTGCGGATGTTTATGTAAGGGGTACAGATTTTACAATTACCACAACACCAGAAACAGGATCCAGTTTAGTTATCCTTCTTCCAGATGAATACGGCAACCCTAGTGGTGAGATCTCAGTACAAACAGCAATGGGTGAAGTTATCTTAAATCAAGCGTACCAGGCCACCACAGCCATGACTTATAACCAATCCCCTTCTAAGCCTGTTATTTTAGATATAAGCCTAGAGTTAATAGACAATATGCTTATCGTTAATCCACCTGCTCCCAGGGAAGACGTAGTAGAAGAAGCAACACAGCAAGGCACGGCAGACTATTTAGACTTTACGGATCTGGACGTAGATCTATTGGCAGAGGATATGTTGGACAATGAATCAGATCTGGAATTTACAGAATTAGATATAAATTACCTGGACGTTAACTTCTTAGAAGATCTATTGAATATCTTAGATGCCCTGGCCATTAGTAAGGAAGAAGATCAGTTAAACCAACTGGCCACAGGTATAAAGATAGCAGGCACAAAAATAGGCCAGGACAAAGATACGCAGATCACCACCATAATCACAGGACAGCAAGTAAGCATAAGAAGGGCCGTAGGTGATAGCTTTAGGATAGATCTGGACGGATCAAGCGCGTATACGTTAATTCTTTTTCAAAATGGCGTGGAGAACATCGTTAAAGTTAACGGTGGATCATCCAATACCATCAAAATTAAACAAGGAAGCTGATGAAACGACTACTATTCCCTACTCTCTTTATTCTCCTGGCATTGCCATTATTGATGCAGCTCACCCCTTTGGAGATCTTAAAGCTAAAAACCTTTGATGCTTTCATTAAAGAACAGGCCCCATCTGGGAATTTCGTTATCCTGGATATAACGGAACAAGACATAGCTAATGAAGGTGGTTGGCCATTACCCAGGCAAAGATTAGCGGAGATACAAATAGATCTATTAAATTCAGGCAGTTTTGGCCAAGCCTGGGCATTTACCTTCCCACAACCAGATAGGATGGGCGGAGATGAAGTTTTTGCAGAAGCATTAGGTTATGGGCCTTCTGTCCTGGCCATGTTTGAAAATGACAATAGATCCTTTCCACCAGTAGTAGGAACGGTAATACTTGGAGAAGATACAGGCGGTGGCTATCTGGCCAGGGGAGTTGTTGAGAACATAGATCTATTAAAACAAAAGGCCGCACAAGGTATTGCATCTGCTCCAACGGATGTTGACGGACTGGTTAGACAGATCCCATTATTATTAAGATCCCCAGATGGATTCACACCTAGTTTTGCCATAGAGATCCTAAAACAGCTTACAGGCCAAGATACTTATATTATTAATATGACTGATGGGGAGATAAGGGTTCCATCACTACCACCTATATCAGTAGATCCATTGCACAGAAAATGGATAAGCTACGTTGATACACCAATCATTAGCCTGGACAATTTAGAAGCGGCTAAAGATAAGTACGTCATTATAGGTACAAGTGGTGGTGGGATCCTTCCGCAAGTTTCCACGCCTAATGGTTTAATGAATCCGCATCACTTACAGGCCGCATTAGCTGAGTCTATATTAATCCAGGACTCTCCCAGGATCCCAGAATGGCATTTAGGGGCAGAAATTGGGATCTTCTTGATTTTGGTCTGCATAGGGTGGGTTTTAACGCAGAAACTAAGCATGACTCTTGGATTGGTATTGGTGGGATCTACTATGTCTCTAACAGCTTTCTATGGCTTTTATACCATTCAACAAGGCGTTCTGCTTGATGTTACCTGGTCTTTAATCAGTCAATTCATTACAGCCAGTACGTCTTACTATTTAAAGTTCAGAGAGCAATGGAGATTGAGAGAACAGATAAAAGGTCAATTCAGTACATACATGTCTCCTGAGTATGTGGATATGATTGTGGAAGATCCAAGCCTTATGAAGTTAGGCGGAGAGCGTAAGGAAATGACCTTCCTCTTTATGGATATAGTTGGGTTCACTCCAATAAGTGAAGCGTTTAAGAATAAAGACGATCCAGAAGGTTTGGTAGATCTAATCAATGGGTTCTTAGATCAGATGACTAAGATCTTACTGGATCATGGGGCCACCATAGATAAGTACATGGGCGATTGCATCATGGCCTGGTGGAACTACCCCATCCCATGTGAGGAACACAGAAAGCAGGCCTTATTAGCAGGTAAAGCTATAGAAATAGAAGCTAAGAAAGTAGCAGATGAATTTGTTAAGTTAGGTTTACCAGAAATAAAAGTAGGAACAGGCATTAGCACAGGCACTTGTATTGTAGG